GCTAGCCATATTTGACACTAAAAAACTACTTAACCTAATAGGAATCACCTCAGGTGATTTGCTATTTAGTTTAGAAAAAAATAGAAATCTATGCACTAAAATGCATTTTGCAGATAGTGACTTTAACTTAACATATGCTTTAGCTGATCCTTTACTTATTGGTAGAGTAGGTGCTGTAACAGAACCTGAATGGGATGCTGTATTGCCATTTGAAAAAGAATATGTTGACAATTTAGTTAAAGCAAAATCTGCTTTAGCAGGTATTGGTTTATTAACAGTATCTGTTGATAAAGACTTAAACGGAGATGATATGTGTGTGTTCACTTTTGGAGATGAACAAGGCCATAACAACAAGATTACTTACCAAATGTATGGTAAAATCAAACAACAAAAAATTGAACTACCATTTAATTCAGATATATTCAAAAATATACTACACGTAAATAAAGATCTAGAAAGCGGCACTTTATATTTGAGCTATCAGGGTCTAATGAAACTTGAATTTAAATCAGAGGACACTACAAGCGAATATTATATGGTTCGTAAAGAGGAAAGTGCCTTCTAGTATGTATAATAGAATTAGGAAATTCAAATAAGTTTTCGTATATTACAGTTATAAATTTAAATTTAGTTATGGAAGAAACCAAAAGACGCGGTCGTCCCGCTAGAGACGAGAATGACACACAATCCAATTTATGTACAATTAAGGATCCAAACATGGACCCCTTTTATATTGTTAAAGATGCAACAAACTTTACAGTAATGGAATTGTCTACTTCTATGAGAGGATTTGCTGGTAAAAAAGCAACTGGAAAAGAGGTAGAAAAAATAATTGGACATTACAGCAATTTTTCAAATGCACTAAATCGTGTAGCTAAAGAAAAATTTTATCAAAATGAGAATTCGTACAATTCAATCCAAGATTATATTGAAACTTGGAACACAGTCAAAGAAGGAATAGAAACAATGTTAAACAAAGTAAAATTATGAGTAAATTAGAAGCACTTTTTGATGCAGTTATAGTTAAACCAATTGAAACGGAAGAAACAATGTATGGCTCTATCGTTATACCAGATGCTGGAAAAGATAGAAACGAACATGGAACCGTTATAGCTGTAGGACCTGGAACATATACAGTAACAGGAACATTTTTAGAAACCGAAATAAAAGTAGGTGATGTAGTAATTCTTCCAACTATGGGGTTTTCAAAACTTCAACACGATGGAGATGAATATTATATAGGAAACGAGAAACAAATATTAGCAAGAGTTAAAACAGAAAATTAAGATGAGCAAAAAAATAGAATTCGGAGCAGAAGCTCGTAAAAAATTAGTTAAAGGCATTGACACTTTAGCAGATGCAGTAGTAGCAACATTAGGACCTAATGGAAGAAACGTTGTGTACATAGAAAATGGAATGGTTGTTTCAACTAAAGATGGAGTATCTGTAGCAAAACAAATTGGTTCACTAGAGGATCCAATTGAAAATTTAGGTGCTCAAATGGTTAAACAAGCAGCAGTAAAAACATCAGACCACGCAGGTGATGGAACAACAACATCCACTTTACTTGCTCGTGAATTAGTTAAAGGTGGACTAACCAAATTAAATGAAGGAGCAAATGCTGTTGAAATTAAAAGAGGAATTGACGCTGGAGTAAAAGAAGTACTTACAGTACTTAAAGAAAACTCAGAAAAAATTTCATCGGAAGAACAGCTACAACAAATTGCTACTATATCAGCAAACAATGATGTTGAAGTAGGAAAATTAATTGCTCGTGCTATGGAAAAAGTAGGACGTGAAGGTGTAGTTTACATTGAAGAATCAAAAACAGACGAAACATATTTAGAAGTTGTAGAAGGAATGCAATTCGATCGTGGATACAAATCTCCATACTTTGTTACCAACAATAACAATATGTCAGCATTGCTTCAAGATGCTTATGTTTTGATTGCTGATCACCGTTTTACTCAAGTAAAAGAATTGTTGCCAATTTTAGAGGGTGTATCGCAAAAAGGAAAATCGCTTTTAATTATTGCAGAAGATGTAGATGGAGAAGCTTTAGCTACACTTATTGTAAATAAAATGAGAGGTACACTTCAAGTAGTAGCTGTTAAAGCTCCTGACTTTGGTGAACGTAGAAAATTAATTTTAGAAGATATTGCTATCTTAACAGGTGGAACAGTATTTGATAAAGAAAAAGGTATGAAACTAGACAAATTCAATTGGGAATGGTTTGGTGAAGCTAAAACAGTTACCGTATCTAAAGAAAAAACTACCATTATTGATGGTCAAGGAACAGCAGAAGCAATTTCAGAACGTGTAGAATCACTTACATCCCAACTTGAAAAAGCAGCTACTCCATTTGAAATGGAAAAATTGCAAGAACGTTTATCTAAATTTGTAGGTGGTGTTGCTTTAGTTCATGTAGGTGGAAGTACTGAAACTGAAATGAAAGAGAAAAAAGATAGAGTAGATGATGCACTTCATGCTACACAATGTGCCCTAGAAGATGGTATTGTACCAGGTGGAGGAGCAGCATTGCTACACGCTCGTGAAGGAATTACTTTTACTACAGAAAATTCAGATGACTTTAACTATGGAAAAAAATTAGTTCATTCAGCTTGTGGAAAACCATTTGAAGTTATTTTGAAAAATGCAGGATACGATGATCAAAGCATATATCACTTTAAATATAAAGTAGGTGACTTTGGAGATAAAGAACGAGAGATATGGTATGGTTTAGATGTTAAAACAGAAACTGTTATAGACATGAAAGAAGCAGGTATCATAGATCCACATAAGGTAACTAAAAATGCACTTATGAACGCTGCATCAATTGCTGGAACAATTTTATTAACAGAATGTACAATAGTAGATACACCAGAGGACAAAAAAGAATCTGGAATAGATCCTATGATGGGAATGATGTAATATGAAAACAGAAAAAATAGAATACCACGAACTTATCGCTACACGAGTACCACCAGGAGATTCCTGGTTGCTCGTGGATGATAAAAATAAAGTCATCCATAAATCACTAACAGATGTTTTAGAGGCATGGTTTGACAAAAATCAAGAGAAAGTAGAATTTCTTTTAGCTCCTTTAGATAGCAAAATTTATGTTACCAGAAGTGAAGAAAAAGAAATTCAACCTGAACCAATTAAACGATTTAATATTTACGGAGACCCTCAATAACGGGTCTCTTTTTTTACATATTTATAATTATGAAATTAACTGATATATTACGCCAAATAAACGAAGAGGAAGAAGAAGATAATAAAGGACAAGAGTTTAATATTCCAAAAAATATGACTTTAAGATCTACTTCTATCCCTGTAGCTAAATTAGAAGACTACCTTAATAATAGTTCAAATTATGGAATGTACTCTCGTAATATCCAGAATGCGGGTAGTGATGCTTTAAAAACTAAAATAGAGCAAGAACAAACTAAAATATTTGGTCCGAAAGGAAAATTTAGAGGTCCTAATATGAAATTAGCGGCTGCTAAAGAAAAATGGAACGAAGCTAATGCTGAATGGAAAAAAAGTAAAGCCCAAGAAATTGCTTCCCGTATTCCTGGGTTAGATATTAGTGGATGGGAAGAGTTAAAATTTAATGAACTTCCAAGACAAGCTAAAGATTTATTTTATGACATAAGTACTGGCCCTAAATTAGATGCATTGCTTAAAAGAGTAAAATCTGAATTTTCAACCCAAGAAAACCCATTAAATTGGGAAGAAGAAGATGGCCGCCTAATATTCCCCCCAGATACTAATCCTAAGTTTGATGTAATTAAAAAAACTGTTAATACTGTAATGAAAAATGCAGGTATCCCAAAAGAAGAATATGAACTAAAACCAGAGGATATAAAAGGATTTATTGCACCAAAACAAGAAATCCCAACAACCCCTCAACCTGCAGGCCCATCAGTTTTAACCCTTACCCTAGACCCAGATAAAATTAAAGGTAAAAAACCTGAATTAAATAATATAGTTAAGCTATTAAAAAATACATACGATAAAAATTTTGATTACAATAAAGAAACAAATGTAATTAAAATTGCAAATATTAAACCTGAACGAAGAGATATTGTTAGAAGTCAATTTGGAAATTTCTTAAAAAAAACTGACCCCATTAAAGAATCTTTAGATTTTGATCTTGAAAGATATCAAATGTTAAGACGAGCAGGAATTATAAAATAAAACAAAGAAGCTTGCCTAGTGCAGGCTTTTTTTGTATAATATGGTTATGAAAGAAAATACGTTATATGTAGAACGTTTTCGCCCTACCGAACTGCAATATTATGTTGGTAACGAAAATGTAAAAGACACAATACAAAAGTACCTTGATCAAGGTGATATCCAAAACTTTATCTTTTATGGTCCCGCAGGTACAGGTAAAACTACCCTAGCAAAAATTATCGTTAAAAATTTAGATTGCGATTATCTTTACATAAACGCATCAGATGAAAATGGAATTGACACTATTAGAGAGAAAGTAAAGGGATTTGCTAGTTCTGCCTCTTGGAAAAGTATTAAAGTAGTAATTCTAGATGAAGCAGATTTCATCACAATCCAAGGACAAGCCGCTTTACGTAACGTAATTGAAACATTCTCTCGCTCAACACGATTTATATTAACCTGTAACTTTATTGAGCGAATCATTGATCCACTTCAATCACGTTGCCAGGTACTTAAAATTGTACCTCCATCCAAAACAGATGTGTACAACCATTTAGATTGGATATTAAAGGATCAATTATCTATTTCATATAAACCTGAAGATTTAAAATCACTTATAGTACAGTACTACCCTGACATGAGAAAAATGTTAAATGTACTTCAAATGTCTGTAAAAGATGGCTGTATTGAACTAGATAAAACAGTTTTAACCTCAAACAATTATATTAAAGAGGTATTAAAGGAACTGATGGGAAGTAAAAAATGGCTTACTATTAGACAAATTATAGCAGATTCAAATACAAAGGACTTTGAAGAATTGTATCGTAATTTATTTGAATACAGTTCAAAATATGCTCCTGGAAAGGAAGGCTCCGTTGCAATTATATTAAACGAACATTTATATCAAGCAAATTTTAGAATAGATAAAGAAATAAATGTAATGTCGGCTTTAGCCAAAATCATAGAAACAATATAAACCAAAATAAAAATCAAATGAAAACACAATCAAAAACACCCCCACAAATGAACATTGACTTTAACAACACAACATCAGTTGATGGATTTAATGGGGAAAAATTATTCGGACAAGCATTTGTAATCCGTAGAGTATCTAAATTCATTGCAGGAACAGATGAAGATCAACTTATCCCAATTACTGTATTTTACGATTTAGAATCAAAGAAAATACTCCCAGATTCGTTACCTTCAGAATTGAAAGAAGAATATAAAGATATTACATTAAGTGTCTAAAAAACAAATTAAGGATTTATGGGGGTGGTTAAATGAAATCACCCTCTATAAAACCCCAATTGAAAACATTTCGGAAGAATCGTGGGATAAATGGAACTCTTACGTGGTTAATCGATACGTATCGATGGATATACGCTATATTGAATTAGCAAACTATATTCAAACAATACCATACGATAACAAACACCAACTATACCAAATTTATCGAGAAATGATCCCTAAATCTAAAGTGTTTTTGAAATATCTCAAGTCAAAAACAAAGAAAAAACCTGCTGCATTAGTAGAATATGTATCAAAATATTTTGAATGCAGTTTAGGGGAAGCAGAAGAATATATTGACATATTGCGTGACCATGGTACCAGAAAGGTACTTTACGATATGGGAATGGATGAAAAAGAAGTAGAAAAATTATTGAAAAAATGAATAGAGAAATTAAGGTTACAGACTCAATTGTAGACTCCATTATAGACAAATTTGTTGCTAGAGCCACCATTGGAAAACAAAAATATGGAACAGATTTAGATCGTAACGACCTAAAACTAGAAGAATGGCTAGAACATAGTATCCAAGAAAAAATGGATGACATACTATATATCCAGAAAGCTTTAATAGTATTGCGCGAAGCAAAAAATACATAATATTTATAATAAAATATATAAAATGACAAACGAAACACTTAGAATGCAAATGCTTGCTGGTATAATCACAGAAGGTGAATACAAAGCTAAATTACAAGAATCTCTATGGGATAGAATTAAAGATACTCCTAAAGCATGGATTGCTAAAATAAAAGGTGGAGCCTCCGCTATTATGGCATCTGCACTTTCAGATGGTGGGTTTAAAATTGGTGTACCTGTTTATGCTTATGATGATGGTGAGTTATCTAAATTAACATTAAAATCTGTAAATTACAATACAGGAATAAGTGATGTGATATATGAAAAAAGTTTAGATGGTGGAAAAAATTGGAAAACAGATGAAAAGGAATCTCTAAAAACTAAATTAGGTCTAGACCAAGACCTTTCAAGCTTACTAAAGAAAACCCCAGAAGAACGAAAAACATGGTATGATCAAATAGTTAAAGATATAAAGGACAATTTTACAACTAAAGATGTGTCATATAACATAGAAGATTTAAAACCTGACACCCCAAAAGAAAAACCAGAATGGAAATCAAATAAATATATAGATACACCTAGTTTATCCCTTGATAGGATGAAGGAATTAGGATTGAAAGAAAATAAGAAAAAACCTCTTAAAGAACATTTCATCGGGATGGGAGCTATCAATAGTCCATTTATAGAGCGTAAAAAAGAAACATATGAAGATGCTTTTGAACATTTCTTAGGTGGAAAATATGGTTTAAATGAGGAAGAAGCAATGGAAGAAGGTGAATTAGCTCGTGGAGAAGAATATAAACTAGTACAAGATGGTAACTATTGGATTCTTACATACATAGATAAAGGCAGAATAAACACCCCAGAAGTTACTGAAAAATTCCGCTCAAAAGAAGAAGCTGATAAATTCTATAAAGAACACCTAGAAGTTGTAGCTAAAATAGCTAAGGATTTTGCAGATGCTAGAGCATCAGGAGATCCCCGAGCTCAACAACCTTTTTAATAATTAATATGAACCCAAGAGATATAATTACAGTAGACGTTCCTCTATTTATTCGTTTACTCGAATACGCTAGAGAAGATGCTCAAACAGACATGGATTTACATGATCTAACAGAAAACATTATATCATTGGCTGCTTCCGGTAAAACACTATCAATGGAGGATTACAGTACAATAATTGGATCTCAAGAAGATATTAATGAACGTAGAATGCTTCAAGTAAGAGCAGGAATCATTAGATAAAATTAAACCCACGGCTTAGGACCGTATAGCTACGGCTATAAAAATTATCCTAGTATCGCTACAGGGATATTTTTAAAAACTAAAAGAAAGCTTGCCTATGGCAGGCTTTTTTTGTATCTTTGTGTAATGAAAAAGAAGTTACCTTTACTATTAAAAGAGATTAAGAGTAAACAATTACCAACAATAGATTATGCAACTCAAAAATCTATTTCATATTCTCAATTATCTATGTTCAATGAGTGTCCTAAAAAATGGTCACTCCAATACAAAGAAGGATATAAACAATTTACTTCCTCCATCCACACTGTTTTTGGAACAGCATTACACGAAGTTATCCAAGCATATTTAACTACAATGTATGGAAAAAGTGGAGCAGAAGCAGATAAACTAAACACATACGAAATGCTTGAAGATGCATTACGTGAAGAATATAAAAAGCAATACAAATCAAACAATAATCAACACTTTACCTCCCCTGAAGAACTTAGGGAATTTTTTGAAGATGGGGTAGAAATCATAAGAGAATTTGCTAAAAACAGAAACAAATATTTTTCTAAACGCGGTTGGCATTTAGTAGGATGTGAGTTACCTCTTATACTCCATCCCTCTCCAAAATTATACAATGTAATGTTCCAAGGTTACCTTGACATTGTAATGTACCACGAGCCAACAAACACAATCAAAATCATAGACATCAAAACCAGTAAACAAGGTTGGAGCAAGAAAGAAAAATCAGACGAAAATAAACAATTTCAACTTATACTCTATAAAAAATATTTCTCTGAAACATACAATTTACCATTAGAAAATATAGAAATAGAGTTCATGATCGTAAAACGTAAACCATTTGAAAGTGATAAATTCGTAATCAAACGTGTACAACTATTTAAACCTGCATCAGGTAAAGTAAAATTAAATAAAGTATCTAAATCAATTGAGGAATTTATAGAACAAGCATTTGATCGAAATGGATACAAAGATGTTGAACATCAACCAACCCCACATAAAAATTGTAATTGGTGTTCATTTCATAAGACTCACTTATGCTCTGCAACATATGTATAATAAAATAATATTTAAATATGTTTGATTTAAGAAAATTTTTAACTGAAAACCAACTTACTTCAACCTCTAGAATGGTTAATGAAGTTTCTATCCAACAACTCCAAACTGATTTTGTTGACACTGGAAGAATAACAAAAGAAACATTTCGTGATATTTTAAATGCAACTCAAAACGATAGTGCTTTAGCTACATGGTTAACTGCTAGAGTTGCAGGAACTAAAAAAGACCCTGCAATTATTAAACCAGAAGACATTTACAAATATGAACAATATTTTAATGTTTTTAAACGTAGAAAAAAAGAATATCCTACCTCAGATATCAATCAAATAAAAACCTCTCAACAGATCCAAAATTTTATTAAAACATCTAATGATTTGGCATCTCAAGAAGAAGAAAACCCATCAGCTCAAAAAGGTGTTTCTAAAACAGAAAAATTTAAAGATCTTAAAATTGGAGATTATAATGGATTTTCCGTTTACATGATTCCAAAAGGAAGAAAAGATTTATACCCAACCTCATGTGAATTAGGATCCGGAACAGAATGGTGTACAGCCACAGGTAATACCTCTAGCTATTTTGAAGACTATATTGAATCAGGTCCTTTATTTATCTTCATAAACAATTCAGATCCAAAAAACAAGTATCAAGTTAGCTTTGAAGAAGAACAATTTATGGACAGATATGATGTCCCAATGTATAATGCATATTAATTTTTTAAGATTATGGAATATATAAAAGTACCTTATGTACGTTTAAAAGGAAAAAAATATGGGGGAGACCTTACTCCTGAAGAAAATGAATCAATTAATAACTTTTATTTTAATTCTTTTGGAGATGGAACATCACAGGCATATGACGGAACATTCCAAGAATTATACAAAACATACGAAAATGGAGAAGACCCATTAGACATGTATTCAATTCCTGCAGGTAATATTACTAACCCAGAAAAAATTGTAGCCATCCATAATGCTATTACTGCCATAGCTAAAAAATATGGATATAATCCTCCCAATGAATCTGAATTAGCAGGAGCCGTTACCTCAGAGGTCTTCCAAAAAATATCAGTTCCTAATTCATATTTTGTAACATCTCAAGATGATGTAGAACATATTTTAGTTATAACAGACAACGATTCTAAAATAATTTATTTAGGACTCCCAGCAGATATGAATTTTGAATATTTTGTTAGTGTTGATAAAAATGGAAATATATTAATTCCAAAAGAGGCATATGATGAGGATTTAGATTTATTTTAAAAAAGTTTTATGATAAATAGTTATGACGAAATCTATAATATTTTAGATAGGTATTATATTCCAATTCAATTTAAATATCCATTTATTTCATTAGGTGGAAGTATTCCTTTAATTCTAAATAAGCAAATCCCATTTAGACCAATAAAAGATATAGACATTATCTCAACTCAATTCATAAGTAAAGCAGAAATCAAACACGAGATATTTGGTTACCCTTTATATGAAATAGGAGAAGAAACATTCAATATAAGTGAATATAGATTAGCATGTAATAAACCATTTACTCAAGGAGTAGGATTAGATATTTTCGTTAATCCAAAAGCAACTTACTACTATGTTAAATTCAAAGATTTAAAATTAAGAATATCTCCTCCCGAGGAAATTATACAATTTAAATTTAAAGGATATTCTAGTGGAGAAAAAACAAATGAAGATTTAAAATCATTCTTTACCCTTTTATAACTTTACCCCCATTATTACATACGTATATATGATATAAAAATATAAACATATACACCATGAGTGAAAAAAACCAACAATTAACAAGTGTCAAATTAGATAAAGATCTATTTGAGCAATTTAGAGTAGAATGCATTAAACGTAAATTCTCTTTTCAAAAACTATCGGAACGAGCAATTCACCTTTACTTAACAGATGATGAATTTAAAAGACAAATTCACAATCATAACGATTTAAGTTTGGAAGAACAAAATTAAGTTATTACATTTAAATAAAAACAAAATAAAGTTATATGAATTCAAGTTTTAATTATCTCCCTCAAAACGAGAGGAAAAAAATCATGCTAATTTGTGACGACATTAGAGTACACTCTGGAGTAGCAACTATAGCAAAAGAGTTAGTATTAAATACAGCTCAACATTTTAATTGGGTAAATATTGCAGGTGCAATTAACCATCCTGAAAAAGGAAAACGTTTTGACTTATCTCAAGACACAAACACAAACACAAAATTAACAGATGCTTCTGTTTTTCTGTACCCTGTAGATAACTATGGAGATGCTGATTTAATCAGACACATGATTGAGGTTGAAAAACCAGATGCAATTATGTTAATTACTGATCCAAGATATTTTGAATGGCTGTTTGCAATTGAAAATGAGATCAGAAAACATATGCCAATTATTTATTTAAACATTTGGGATGATTATCCAGCACCGCTATACAATAAAGCATTTTATGAATCATGTGATGCATTGTTAGCTATTTCAAAGCAAACTAAATTAATTAATGAGCTTGTTTTAGATGAAAAAAGAGGTAAAAAAATAATTGAGTATGTTCCTCACGGTTTAAATCACGATATGTACTATCCAATTGTAAAAGAGGATGAGCTAAAAGAATTAGAGACATTAAAGTCTACTATATTTGGTAGTAAAGAAAAAGATTT